ATGGATCGCCGTATCTCTTAAATCTAGCCATAATTGTTACTGGATGTACACCTAACTCGTGTGCTAATTCTACTTGTGTTTTATGAAATAATCTTTCTAATTCTGTAGGCTTTGCCTTTCTCTGCCACACCGTTCCGAACTTCATATGGCGCATATTTAAAGCGGTACTACTAACACCTTCTTGTAATGCTAAATCTTCTGATCTTATACCATATCTGTTATAGAAGGAATCTGATCTATTCTTGTGTGTATCTATAGATTGAGGCCCACCTAATATACCATTATGGCAGGTAGAATTATTACAATTGCCATCACATTTTCTGTAAATTGTTGCTTTAGCCTTTTGTTTTGCTGTGAGCTTATTTACATCTTTATTTAATTTTTTTGCTAATTCTATTTCCTGCTCTGATGTTGCCGTATAATCTTTAATCATATGATCGCGGTATTTGTGTGTAGGTTTAATTTCTTGCGAATCTCTGTGTCTGTATTCAGTGTATGATCCAGAACCTATATCCCATCTTGATTTGTATTGTCCCATTTTAGTTGCCTCCTAATAAGTTCATTTTGTCTGCTTTTTCTTGCATTTCTTTTCTGCTCATGCTAAGACCATTCATAATCTCACCACTATAACAGCCTGAATGAAATTCTCTTTCGTTGTCTTTGTGAACAACAGTAAATCCTGTAATACCGTCCATGTCTTGTCCAACTACTATGTAGTTAGGTAATTTGTTGTATCTGTCTGTATGATAATTTGTCATTTTAGTTGCCTCTTTATTGTTTGTACACATTTATTTATCATAGTTGTGCATTTTAGGGCAGAATACCGGTAAATAGACGCTTATAATGTGGTTTTTAACTTAGTAGGCTGTTAACCCATCTGAGGCCTGCTGTGGACCCCCAGAGCATATATGCCTGAATGGCTTTGCTGTTGGTTGCGTTTAGACCTGCTCTCTTAGCCTGTCTGTAGTCCTCTCTTGCACGGAGTAAGTAACTACGCATTCGGACTAGTGTTTGTTCTGATAAGTTCTCGCCTGATGCTAATTGATTTGCACGAGCTAGTCCAACTAGGGTGCCCGCCTGGCGACTTTTGGGCAATGTTTCTCGTATTTCAAGTGCCTCTCTGGCTACTTTTCTTACATTTGCTGGTGCTACAGGCATTATAACATCATACCTGCTATAGTGGCACCCAGTGTACTTATGGTAAGTAACACAAGACCCCATATACGATTGTCGAGTCTGTCTAGACGAGTCTCGAAGTATTTTCTGTTTTCCTTGACTGCCGTATCAAGATTATCTAAATCTTGTTCTATATGCGCCAAATGGTTTGTCTCTATAATATGCAATCTATTATGAAGATCTTGTGTTGTTATTCTTTTAGCCATTTTAGGCATCTACTCCTATTACTGAACATCTTCTTTCATATTCCTCTCTGGAGATAATGCCATTATCGTATTCTGCTCTTATTTCTTCATAAGTATCCATTTTTTATATTCCTAGTAAATCTTTACATTTTTGTTTGCATTTTGCATAACATTCTTTAATCTTGTTCCACATATCCTATTTTCTCCCTTATAGTGTTAAGTTGGTGTGCATCCTGTTGTATCAAGCAAGGAACAGGCGTTGATTCGCCTCCTTCTGCTGGATCACTCCATAACCATTCTGAATCTGGATATATGTCGTTTAACCCTTCGCTCATTGTACTGAGCCATTCTGCACTTTTACCAGGCCAAGTATACACATAAGCCTCGTGTTTTGTATGTGGGAACAATTTAGCCCAGGTGTTTAAGCAATTAGCGTTTGTTTCTACGAATAGTATTTTATCGCTCATATATGCACTTAGACTCCAGGGGCAACTGTTCCTGATACTTTGAAAGTATGGTAGCCAGTTATTTACCGCCTCTTTTTCCACCTTTCTTCTTTTTCTTTTTACCGCCTCTTTGTCCTTTACCCATTGGCATAATGTTCTCCTTTTATTATGTTGTTACTAATGCGTCATCTGAGAAGTATCTAAAGTCAGTGCCGTCAAAATATGCTGGTGCTCCTCTGGCACCATGCCTATCTCCTGTGACATATATTATACTTCCTGTGAATGGTGTCAATCCACTTATTGAACTATTTGCTACAGAATATATACCTAATGGATCATTAACCTTAAAGTCTGTGGCTCTGATTGCATTTAATGTTATTACTTTTCCTGGCGTAGATGCCACCAAGGCATCAGTATGCATTGTGCCACCTTGCTCTACGAATACATTACCATGGACTCTTGCTGTAGTATTTTCTGGTTGTCTATAACTTGTTGTTAATCCTGTAGGCGATTCCTCATTTAATGCTGTTTCTAATTTAGTAAATGTTTGATAATTGGTATACAAGGTCCAAGCGGTTCCTGATCCTGCTACCTGATATGTATTACCATTTAAGAATGTTAAATTACTATTTGTTGTGCCGCTAAATGTTACATATTGTCCATTAAACCAACCTGGATCACTGCCTACTATAATTCTGTCTCCAGTGGCTGTATATGCATTACCCTGATAATTTGTTACTGCTGTACTGACATTTGCACTACTTAATTGTAAATTACCTGTATACACTATATCACCACTCATAGTGTCACTGCCCAGGAAGGTTTCTACATCTGAATTACCATATGTTCCACCTGAGCCACCAATTGTTAGTGTGTTACCTGATGTTGATAGTGTTATAGCACCACTACTTGCTATATCAAGTATAGCATTAGACTGAGTTGCTTGTATATTTGTTTGTCCTGCAACTGTTATAGTGCCAAATGAGTCACCACCTGTGGGTAAATTAGTAAGTTGACTACCATCTCCCAGGATATAACTACCGCTTATATTACCAGTAGATGTTATATTACCACCCAGACTCTGTATAACAGCATTACTGCCACCTATATTTAAGTTACCGCCTGCGGCTACATCTGTTGAACTAACATACTCTATTTGTCCCAAACCACTGCTATAGAACGCACCGCCTGTTACTCTTCTTGAACCTGTTGTGAATCCAGAATCATCAAATAATTCGTATCTGCCGAGATCTCCACTATTCCATTTAAGATAAAATACTAATCCATTTAATGGTGTAACATCTACATTTGTTGCGCCACTGTATGTTACTGCGGTGCCGTCATCAAATATTTGTCCACCAGTAAAATCAATACTATCTTCTGTAAGGGTGCCATTATTATATGCCTGAACACCTGCTACACTTATTGTGGCATTACTAGGCACCGTATCTGTTCTAGTGTTTATGTTTACATTTGCTGAAGTTGTTACTACACCATTTATAACATTGGCATTTGTGAATGTTGTGTCACCTGTTATAGTTACATCACCGCCGTTTGTTACTGCAAAATTAGGTGCTGTATTTGACGCACCAAATCCCAGATTACCTATCTGGAAATCACCATTGGCTCTTAACTTCATAAGGCTGTTATATGGTGTGGCGCCTGAATAATCTCCGTCTTTATAACCTTCCCAACTATATAATGTTGGCATAGTAGTGTCATTTACGGCATTTGTAATATCTACTGCTGTTACCATTGATAATGTGTTGATAAATCCGTTATAAGAGAAAGGTGCAGATACATTACCTGTATGGCCATAAGGTTTATAGTCTGCCATTCTGTCGCCACCCTGAGCCGCTGTGGGTGATGAACTAGTTCCTCTGGCCTTAAAGAATCTTAAGTCAGGTCCATACAAATCTGTTTTGTATTCTTCCAGGTATACCTGTGCATCATAATCATCATCACTGTATATGTGTAATCCTGCACTTGGTGTGGTGGTTCCTAAACCTAAACGGTTAGTTGCACTATCAAATGTTAACCCTTTAAGTCCACCTACTATGGTATCTGGATTAACTTGTAGATTACCAGTTGTTTTTATAAGACTATCACTAGTGATGTCGGCAGTCATTGTTAAACCACTGCTTTGTATAAATGCCTGTGCTTGGGCATTAGAAATACCACCTGCGGCTATATCTGGTGGTGTATATGTAAACACGCCTGTGCCATTATCATAACTTAATGTGCCTGATCCACTTGCACTTGCCTGTGTTACACTTACTGCCGCTCTGCTTCTAGCATCTGTATAATATAGGTTTGTTCCTTCTGCAACATTTGTTGTTATAATACCTGTAGTTGCTCTTGCATTACCTAAAATATAGTTACCGCTTATGTTTGCTGTTGTAGTAATATTACCTACGGCATCTACTACTCCGCTGTTTGTTACTGCAAAATTAGGTGCTGTATTTGAACTACCTAATCCTAGGTTACCTATCTGGAAGTCACCATTTGCTCTTAACTTCATAAGGCTATTATAGCCTGTGCCTCCTGAATAATCTCCGTCTTTGTATCCTTCCCAACTATATAATGTTGGCATAGTGGTGTCATTAGGGACACTAGTGCTATCTACTGCTGTTACCATTGATAATGTGTTGATAAATCCGTTATAAGAGAAAGGTGCAGATACATTACCTGTATGGCCATAAGGTTTATAGTCTGCCAGTCTGTCGCCTGCCTGAACAACATTTGCTGAGGAACTAGTTCCTCTGGCCTTAAAGAACCTAAAGTCAGGACCAGCATAAGATTCTACATATTCTTCCAGGTATACCTGTGCATCAAAATCGCTATTACTGAATATATGTAATCCTGCACTTGGTGTAGTTGTTCCTAATCCCAATCTGTTAGTGCTACTGTCAAATGTTAAACCTTTTAATCCGCCTACTACGGTATCTGGATTAACTTGTAAATTACCTGTTGTTTTTATGTTTGCTGTTAGGTTATCTAATGCTACTGTTGAGGCTCTGTTAGCCGCATTACCTATAAAGATATTGTTTTCGTCCAGGTTAGGTGTAGCATTTGTTCTAAATGCACCCTGAACTAATATATGATTTGAACTTACTACTTTACCTATTTTTTGTATAAGGCCACTTTCACCTGTGGGTGCTGTTTCTGTTAAAGCACCTGCTGTTGTGCCTATAAACAAGTCTGCGCCTAGTGTAAATCCGTGTGAACTATAATTTATTTCACCTGAAGTAACTACTTGTCCTACTGCGGTATCGGCTATGTTTTCTCTGACTATACCTATTGCTGGCATTTTTGTGACATCATCAGCATCTGCCAGTGCAACATTTGGATTATCTCCTGTATTACCACCTGTTAGGTATACTGCATCACCTTTGTTTAATTGTGCTCCGGTATTGTTGTAAACATCAATTGTTACAGCACCATTTAGATCACCTTCAAAGAATGCTGTGGTAGATATATTTGCTGTAGCATCTAAGCCATTTGCTTCTATAAATGCCTGTGCTTGGGCGTTGGTTAAACCAAATGCTGTTAAATCAGGTGGTGTATATGTAAACACACCTGATGTGTTGTTATATGCTAATGTTCCTGCACCACTGGCACTGGCCTGTGTTACACTTAAATTTGTGTACCCTATAAGATCCTGATATGTGCTACCATCATTTGTAAATTGCCATTTATCATCTGTTTCATTCCAACGCAATACAGTATTAGCACCTGCTACTGGTCTGTTTGCTATAATTTGTACTGTGGCATCTGTTGCCGCATTAGCATTCAGTGTTATACTCTGATCTCTTACATATAAATCTTCTACATTGCGATAATTTAAGTTACCTGATACTTCTATGTTTCCTGTGACGTCAACGTTACCTGTAAATGTATGGGTTTGTGTAGCACTATTACCAAATTGTGCTAAACCAGTCATAGTGATATCACCACTACCGTTTAGTCCGTTGTCTTGTATAAATGTCTGTGCTTGAGTATTTGTTAATGTACTGAGACCTGTAACATTACTACCATCACCAAATAAATAATTGGCTATAACTACATTAGCACTAACATTACCTGCTCTCAGCTCACCGTTTGCCATTGTTGTTTGCTCAACTAAAATATTTTTAGCTGAGATATTACCACCCTTATCTAATCCTGGTGTGCCTGTGCCTCCTACTGTTAAATTACCCTCATTTAGAACTACATTTTTAGGAGCCCTTACATCTACATTAGAGAACATCTCTATATTACCACTATTTGCATAATAGTTATTAGAGTATATAGTACTAGTAGTTATAGAAGGTGTATCAATATGTCCAGAGCCTGTCAATTCAAGAATAGAATCATTAAGTATTAAATTACCACCATCAACAACCATAGCAACTGTTCCAGTACCAAAGCTAGTATTAGCAGGAGGTATAGAAATACCCCAATCTGCGGCATAAGTAGGATTATGAGCTTGTTCTACGTGTTTACCAATTCTAAAACGGGCTGTGCTTTGCGTGCCAGGTTCATATATTAAATTAAGGTCACCTTCAAAATTACTTCTAGTATTATATTCTGTACCTATTCCACCATCTTGAACAAATAAATTACCTACGATATTAGCGTTACCTAGACTATTTGTTACTACGAATGCATTACTATTTCTTGTAGTTGTGCCTTCAGGAATCGAACTAGTAATAGTATCGCCAAGTTGAGTACCCCTTGCTGTGGTGTAAACACTCATAGTGCCTGGACTTGTATTAGATTCAACGAATAAATCAGGGGAGAAGTCTACACTTATATTTCCTTGATCAGAAGCAGCACCTGTAGTAGGCAAATCTATACCTAGGCTAGGTCTTAAATTATATGTTATAACACCATTGCTTTGGTTATAATCTAAACCGCTACTAGCATATGTATTGGTAAATGTTATAGCGTTTCTTATTTCTGCATTACTGACAAATGCCGCTACGCCTACATTTACATTGCTTATTGTTTGTCCTACTGTTACAGTAGTATTTGTTATGTCAACCTGTACGTTTGCTTCTGTTGAGGTGACTGTGATATTGCTTAATGCCATTTTAGTCCCCTATGAAGTTGGTATTGCTGTAAATCCTGCGCCTAATATTGGATCACCTATAACTACATCTGGTTCGTATCGTTCTATTATAGCCCATCTATGCGATTCTGTTGTATTAGGTGTAGGTGTTGTATTGGTCCATTTAAAAGACAATACCGTGATTGGTACATTTGTTCGAGCATCTGGTATAATATTACCTGTATATCTTTGAGCAGGAATTGTTAAATTAACAGTACCTAGACTAGCATCAACAACATTAATATTTGCGGCGTCTACTTCTGCATTCGCATAACTTCCTAATACAGCACTTGTTGTAAAGTTAGGTTGCCCATCTGTTGTATTATATGTCATAGTGTCAACTATGATTGTTTGATAATCTGCCGCAAATGTATAACTGCTTATACTAGTATTAAAATTGTATGTAAATGTTTGCTGAGTTGATGGGAATAATTCGATAACTTGTACGTTATCTGCCCCACCCACGTAATTTGAGAATGATAGTAGTCTTCCACTCATGATGCTCGTCTCCTATAGGAACTTGATATATGCGTGTTCGCATATAACCTTAATTTGTACTACTATTTATCCTTTTCTACAATTTTTAAGAAGGTTTATTAGGCCAGGTTACATTATTTTTATCTGTGACATCTGGATATGTCTCTGGCATATCTCTTAATTGTTGTCTATATGTAGCCCATTCGGCTTTTTTACTATCTGTGAGAGGTGCATCTGTTGTTTGTGTCCAATCGCAACTCATTAAATCTGCTTTGCGTTTGGTTCTTAACCAGTGATTTAAATCTTCAGTTATAGGGTTTGCAACTATTGTTAATGTATCTAAATCTACTTTAAAATTATTTACATCTTCTGTAAATACATTTAAAGCACCCTGATCTGTATTTCTTGATAATCTTTCAGCAAGTAATTCGTCGCTCATAGTTCTGCAAATTATTATTCTACCTGTTGCTTTTTCGTATACGGTTCTATACATTATTCTTTCTCACCTTTTGTAACTCTTAAGAACTGATATCCCATATTACCAATTTGTCTTGTTGCAGGAGTTGTATCTAAATCATTATAACCTTCTAATTTAATTGTGGCATTTGCAGGGAAGTAATCATCTGCTAAAGGTGGATTACCTTCACCGGTAGCACCATCTCTTGTCAGTGTCATTTTTTTTGCTAAACCTATACTTGTAGGCGGATTACCGTCTGGGATACTATTAAATTCCATACTTGTTGATATACTCTGATTATGTGTTGCTGTTGCATTTGCCCATACAACATCTACGTTGCCTCTGAGCCCATAGTTATAACTAATACCACTTGCTGTTCCGCCTGGTTGTGCTACCACAGTTAATTCATAATCTCCTAAATTTACTCCATCTGTATCATATAGTTCTTCTGATAATAATATGTTTGCAGGTGGTACATTAAAAGAACTATCTGCGTTACCTAATGCTTTGTTGGCAGGATTATCTGCTAACTGAGTACCTGCACCAAATGTTTTCATAACATCATTTACTATAACATTACCAAATACACCGCCTGGCAAGGCGCTTACATTAGAGTATGTGCCTCCATACATTTCAGGTATATAAATAGGCCCTATAACTGGTAATCTGGGCAAATCTACCAATCCTAATTCTGGCGTTTCTACACTAACAGGATTGGTATAATAATCTGCACTATACTCTAATGCTGATATTTGTGCTGAAATCATACCAGATTCCCCTTGCACTTCTGTTACTCTCATAATTCTAAATAACTTATCGGTCCATCCATATAGACTATTAGTGAGCTTTATAACATCTCCCACATCTGATTGCATACCACTAAAATCTGCACTAAATTGTATAACTGTTCCTACTCTGCTCTGATTAAGATCAATATTGGCTAATCTTTCTGCTCTTATATTGTCATTAATCATATTTAATGTATATGTTAATGTATTATCTGGTTCATTAGAGTTCCTGTCACTTCCAGGTGTAGTAACTTTAATTGTATTTGTTTGGTCTTTCCTGGTGTTATCCATAAAAGATACCTCAACACCATTATATAAAGAATATAGTTCTGTACTGCTAATATCTATTTTACTTACTATATTATCATCATTGTATGTTAAACAATTAGTCAATTCTGCAGTACTTAATGCTCTGTTAGGTATTGCGGCAAATTGTCCTTTTTTAGGATTAAATGTAAAGAAAGTAGCACTTGCCTGACATATTTCATCTATATTATTGCTAACTGCGTTAAATGAACTTAACATACCATTAATTTGATATCTGGCATTTGTTGTGCTTACATTTGAGTTATTAGTATAACTCACAAGCTCATTACAGTATCCTTTCATTTGTGTGTTGGCTGTGCCTGTAAATGTGTTTACATCTAATTGAGCTGTACTTAAACCTGCACCATAACGATCTGATGTTAAATAATCATGCAATACTTCCCCTGGATTATTAAGACTATTATTCATCTTAAACGTCATTTGTGGTAATCCAGTTAATCCGTTTTCAGCATCATAATCTATTTGTAATACAGCATATACCATTGCATTTGCTGTATGGTTTACTCCCCAATGCGGTACTATAGCACTTGCGGCTGTACTACTACCTGTGCCTGATGCTGGGAATATAACATCTGATCCTGCACTACCACCCTGATATATATTAACTCTGACTTTACCATTATATGTAGTTGCTGTACTTTGGTTAGGGTCTCTGTGACTTATTACAGTATTACCAGAGAATATAAGTTCTACATCATTCATAAACACTTGACTACAACTAAATGTACCTGTTTGTGTTTCTTCTGACAATGCGATACAGTATGTCATTGTTTGGTTTTCATTACTTATAGCGGCATCAAATATAGGTCCTGATGTAAATGCTTGGCCATATAATATAGGTAATTTGTTGTCTGTTGCTGGGGGTAACTGAATACTTGTGCCTGGATCATTATTATCTAATTTAGGTGCTTCAAATACACCTAATGCTCTTGCTGTACCATATGCTATACCACCTGCTATAATACTACCTGCCAATGTAGCAAAGAACCCGCCACCTAATGCACCTGCGATTGTAGTTGCTATGTATGTAAATACTGCCATTGTTTATCCTCTATAACACCAATTATAATCTATTGCTTCCCAGCCTCTGTCCTGTAACTTTAAATCAGGTGTTGTTGCTAGTGTTGTTAATGTAAAGGAACTTATGTGTCCTTTATCTTTTGCTTCTATGCCTATTGCTATATATCTGTTAAGTAATCTTGCTCCGGCGCTTGTACCTCTGTATCGTTCTTCTACCCACCATGCTACTTCTGTCATACGTTTAACATGTGGTAACCACAAATCTCCCTGTATAGTTGCTAATAGCATACCTACTACTACACCATTATGCTCACATACTAGAGCTATTCCTGTTTTAAGGATATGGTCTATAACTTGATTTACATAATTGTAATCATATTGTGGATTTTGTAAATCTTCTACTGGATTAAAGTTAGCAAAGTCTATCATCAACCGCTTTATATCATCGTAGTCTTGTATTTTTGCGTTTCTGACTTTCATTATCTTTCTCGTGCATCTCTAAAACGTCTACGGTTTCCGCCACCGCCTCCACCGCCGCCACCATATCCGCCACCACCTGATTGATACTCTTTACCAAAGTCAAAGGATATGTTATATAATTCAGGTACTCTGTCAAATACTGCATCATTAGGGAACAACCTTGCTCTGTCGTCAGGGTTTGTTCGTTGTCCGCTTATTCTGTTTTCTAAAAGGCTGTTTATACTTGCACACGTTATTGTAACACTATTACTTAATTCTGTGCCTGGTGTGAATTCTTCTGTTATTGCAAAATTAGTTATTACTCCGCTAAATCTTAAATATACTTCAGATGTATCTATTTCGTGTGTGATTAAATCATAAAATGCTCTGTATATTTTTATTTCACCACCTTTTATTTTACTGCTTAGTATAAGACTTAAATAATCTTGTTCGCTAGGTATACCACTAAGTACAACACTAATATCACCATTAGTTGTTCTTACGTCTTCTGCAATGTCTGATACTTGTAGTAAAGAGCCTAATTCTGTATAAGTGTTGCTGTTGTACGTGACAGGCTTATATGCACTACTGATATAGTATGTTGTTGCATCTAATGTTAACTCAATTAAGAGACAACTGCTTATGTGTGTACCTTGTACTGGTGTTATTGTTGTAGCCATTATAGAATTACCTCTATCATCTCAAAATCTCCATTAAATTTGACTCTGTCATGCGGTACAATACTGTATGTAGGTAACTTTGTTACTTTTGTCCTAAACCTTACATGTTTTCCTGCGAATATGGCACCATCATAGTCAGGACCACTACGTCCACCAAATGTTACACCTGTTTGTGATATAATAGGTCTATTGACCATTACTCCTATATTAGCATTTTCTGTGTATGATACGTCTTGGATAACCTGATAAGGATATCTGTAAGTATCAAAAGGACCTCTAGGTTGGATAAAGTCTCCTTTTTTAAACAATAAACCACTAGGAGAACCTATAACTCCTCCTGTATTTACTTCAATGTATGGATGCGGTAAGCCTACAGAATAACTATTTCCTACATCAATTACCCTTAATGCAGTGAGTTGTGTTTGAGTTAAAACACCATTATAAGTTGTTAAATCATATGTACTTGTATTATCGTCAAATAATGCAATTCCTTCTTCGTTCTCAGTACCTGTTCTGGCATATAAATCTTCTATAAAAGGTCTTAATCCTGTTTCTGTACTGTACTGAAATCCCTCATGTGTTGCAAATTTAAAGGTATAAAACGGTATTCCAGTATTGTCTTTTGTTTTATAATGTCCACTTAATGAAGTTGTTTTAGCAGGCGTCCTGTTTAAATAGAACTGTACATAAGTTGGTCTTGTTAATAACTTCATTAGTCCTGTTGGTGATGTTGCCATTATGTGATTACCTCCACAAGTTCTATAGTATCTATAACTAAATTATCGCCTGGATTTACAGTATAACGTACAGGATTTGCTAATTTTACATTAAATCTTACATCATTACCTAATCTTAATCCACTGCCTATAATGTTTACGCCGTCCTGTTCCAATATTGGCCTGTGTAATTGTACTAACACATTACTGCTTGATGCACTAAAAGGTGCACTTTGCCTTACTGTATAAGGATATGCATAAGTGTTAGTGTTACCTAAAGGCTGTAAATAATCTCCTGCTTGAAATATCTGTCCTGATCCTGTTGCGCCAGTAGTATCTAAGTATATGTCTCTGCCATTATAACCTACTACTGTTATAGCATTGTTTGTTTGTCCATTCATATTTGCTGTAAGATAATTCATACCTGCATTATTGTTAAGACTTATATTGCTTGTTGATAACACATTTGTTTGATCACAATCTACTAGTAGAGCTTGATTTTCACTGTATTTTAAACCCTGTGAAGGAGATACGTTAAACCTAAATACATTTATATTTGTATCTGATGTTTTGTATTTTCCGCTTCTGCTTATAATACCTGCATAATTCTCACGTCTATCTATTTCTATTTCACTAGCAATATCTATAAGACTTTGGATGCTCATTGTTTACCCTCCAGGTGTTCTACGAGCACCTGCTCTGCTTACGTTAAATATAAATTCTGGGTCTCTTGCAACTAGTTGCTGAAACGAAGGTGCGTCAACTGCCTGTATATTATAATTTACAGTGGTGCTACCACCATTCATACCCTGTCCTCTAGCGCCCATTATACCCATTGTTTCATCATTAGGTATAACTGTACCTGAATTCCTTGGAATAAACAATTCTGGTCCTTCTTCACCCACAATATAAGGTTGTCCTGCTTTTGCTGGTCCACCACTTGCTAACTTAAATGCCGCTAATATAGGTCCTGTTATAAATCTTTGTACTAATGCTTGAGCAAGTACTTTCTTTATATGATCACCTAATGCTGTAAAGTCTGCTTTACCTGTTAATATTGCATCTGTTAATGTTTGCTCAAATACTTCTACACCTTTTACTAATCCATCTTCCAGTGTTTTTTGTAATCTTTCCATAGGTGTTCCTAATCTAGCGGCTACATTTTCAAATATTTGTCCAAAATCTATAGTTGCATCTATAAATTCCTGCATCCTACCAGGCATTAAATCTAATAAAGCCTTAATCTTTTCAAAGAATGTAAGTTGATCTTCTACTTGCTCGTTTGTATTTCCAACCTCAGTGGTAACATCTTTTAAACCTTCTAAATATTCTAATATATCTTCTACATTAAAAGGATCTATAGTGTTCATTTGTTTTTCTAATTCTTTTATACCACCAAATAATGCGAGGTCCCCTTGTATTAAATCATCAAATAATCCTTCAAAGAACATTTTCATTGATTGTTGTGCTTCAGGACTAGCACCTGCCATTTCTGCCATTAAACGTAAATAAGCATTTTGCACTTCTTTTAATATAGGAACACTTGTATCTAATTCTTTCACAAATTTTGTAAATTGTCCTATTCTGTTTGGCCCCATACCGGTAAATATATTAATATTAGGTGCATCTTCTAATACTTTCTTAAGTATGTCTATTTGTTCTTTTGCTTTTTTACCATCCTCTGTTAATTCAGGTAGACCACTAGCGCCTATCTTTCTACCAAACCTTACAATATTGTTAGATATATCGATTAATATGTTACCTAACATTGCAAATACTTTAACTATTTCTTTTATTAAATCTATAAATTCATTTTTTAAGAATTCACCAAAATTCTCAAAACCACCGTTTGTTTCTGCTGTTGCCTTAAGAAAGTTAACTATATCTTCAGTTACTTGTGTAAGTGCTGGTGCTAGAGAGGCCACAAATACATTTGCTATACCACTTATAAGTGTTTGTAATTTATTAAATTCATCATTAAATGCTTCTACACCCTGTATTGCACTACCACTCAGTACTGCACCTAGGCTTTCTGCCTCGTCAAACAAGGCTCTCATTGCATCAGATCCGTTTGCTAATACAGATACTAACTCAGCACCTTCACTGTCGAACGCCTTGAAGGCAATACTTAATCTTTCACTAGAACCTTCTGTGTCTGCAATAGCATCTGCTAAATCAAATAGTACATCTTCTGCACTCTTAAATTCACCACTACTGTCTTTTAAATTAATGCCTAATCTTTTTAATGTAGGTGCTAGTTCACCTGTGCCTTTTTGTGCCTCACCTAATCTTCTACTAAATCTACGTAGGGCTACCTGAGCCTGATCAGTACTGACACCTGCTAATTCGGCCGCAAACGAGAACTTCTGTAAGGTTTCTGCCGCAATACCAGTTGTTTTTGCTACTTTACCTATTCTGTCTATAACTGCCGCTTGTCTGGCTACTAAGGCTGTAAATGCCGCACCTAAACCTACAATAGCAAATGTAGCCATTTTGGCTACTGCAACTAATCCGCCTACTGCTTTACCGGCTACTTTGATACCTGTAGTAAATGCTTTGCTTGATACTTTTAACGTGGCTTTAATTGGTATAGCCATTATATACTCCTAATATATTTTTTCACTGTTCTTTCTATAAATTTTAATGTAGGATCGCCCATGCCTTTCAGTGCCTGTGTACTATATCCACCCTTTGTTTTTCCTGTGCCTGCTTTAGGAGGATTAGGGTACTTACCCTGATCAATTACACCTGAATAAGCATAGTTGGCTAATATAGTAAATCCAGTTCTTCTTTTTTTTGTAATTTTTGTATTTCTTCTAGCATTACCACCATCTATAGGAGTATTTTGTTTGTATTCGTCTAACGTTAATTTAGGCAGACGGTTAGCAACGAACTTTTCTAATTTCTTAATTTTCTTTTTATATACTTTATCGTTTATTCTAAGAGCCATCTTTTCCTTTAGTGTTTTCCCATATTTGATTTAGTTCTGTTTGACTAATTGTATCGGATATACTTTCTCCCTTTGCTTTCTTTTGATCACGTAATGCAATCATATTTGCATTATTGTAAATCATTAGATCATGCGTTGTAGCCTTTTCTAATACTTCACTAGGCAACATACCATATTTTTCTGCCATATCATTAATAACTAACACCATTTGACTTTCTCTTTTATCAAGAAGCGGTGTTTCTGTTACTTTCCCAGCGTCTCGGTTACTTTCATAACTGCCGCTGTCATTACATCCATAGGTAATACATTACCATCTGCCATAACTGGCATACCATCTTCGTCTAAAATTAGATCTTTTATAACATTATACATTTCACCAGGATCTTCAGTCTTTACACTGGCTAATTTTGTATATGTTTCTATTGGTAATCTATCCATAACGAAGAATGACAATTTATCACCGTAGGCTTCTACGATATTTTTGTCGTCTATTTGGATTTCTTTTAATTGGGGTTTTGCCGCTAATTCTGATAATTTCATATCTTACTCCTTCATATCTCTATTGTTTAAATGTTGTATAGCACTACTTACGAATGCTAATCTGTTTGATGCTTTTTCAACATCTCGCTTGGCACATTTTACTTCATTCTGTGCTTTCGCTATCTCCATCTCCATCGACTTCAGTATCTCCTGAATCGAGTGATTGCTCCATATCTTCATATTTTTTCTCTACATCTGTATTTATTGTTTTTTTGCTTTTTTTAGCATCTGGTAGTTCAATACCGTGCTGTTTAGCATATTCATCCATATCGTGTTTTACACCTGCAATACTGATACTTCTATCAGGATTACCAGTCCAAACACCATTTACGAATAAATTTAGAAATCTGTGTTCCATATTCTGTTCCTATAAAAGGACAACTCTCCCTTGCGAGAGAGTCATCAATTTGTTTAACTTACGTTACAATTATGCTTCCACATTTTTGCTTAGTTCACCATTAACTATAATTTCCATTGGGGATAACCATACCGCACCATCAATTGATGCTGTAGGGGCCAATCCGCCTATGAAACCTTTTCCGCTAATGTTGATATCTCCAGTTGTGCCTGTACCTGTTACAGCAACACTAAAGAATACTTCAGTCTTGTTGATACTGGTAGGTAGCAAACCATTAAGTGCCACAGTATTATCTGCGTTGCCACTTTCACCAAACATAACAGTCTCATCGACTAATACGTTTAATGATATGCTGTTTTCATTTACAGTTGTAAATGCACTAGAGGCTGTACTATCCAACGTTGAATATCTTACAGTTCCTGGTGTAGCATTAATAGTTATATCTTGAACAAAAGGAACAACCATTCCGTTTGTTGCGCCTGGTTCTGCTAGTGTAGAACTATTTCCTAATGTGAGGATTGCTTGTGTACCGTTTGTTACGTTTATTACTGCCATTGTATTTCTCCTATATGGTAGTTGTAAATGTATACGCGAACGTATACGTTATTGTGTCGTCTTCTATATCAGTCTCATAATCACTATTACTATCAGTAACATTTGTGACAACGTTTCTGGCTATAAGAAGATTAGAAACAACGGTGTTTATATCTGTAAATTGATTTTTAGCATCTGTACTTAAATAAGCATTTACAGTAGTAGTAGTCTGGTTAACATTGCCCTGATCCAGGGTTCTGTATAACTGTTCTACGACTATGTCTTGCTCATCTACATACACAACGTTCGGGTTCTTTTCATATAAAGGGTTACCGCCCGAATCGAACGGTAACTCTTGTGATATGTTAATATCTGAGTGCCCAGATAAATTAGTAGTGATCTGAGTTATTAAATCTGATCTTACTGACATTATCTAACCACCACTATGGTATTTTTAGATCTTGAACGTCTTGTACGCACGAAAGTAGTTAACTTCTCATCGGCTTCTACAACACCGTCTCCATCCGCATCATAGAAATCTGCTACACTTAATAATTCTGTAAAGATATCATTAAATTTTGCGTCATAATATGTTATTTTTGCTACTTCTGGTGACTCCTCGTTACCGAATTCGGCAAACAGTGGCGCGATGTATTCCTTAATACAATAATATACGGTCATATCTGTAAATTGTTGCTGTCTACCTAATGTGTTACCTGGATCTATACGATTTGGGTTTACACTAGGCAAGTTGTTAAATTCAAAGGTATTACCTGTATAATTGTTATAAGTGGCCCACCATGCTGATGTTTTCATTTTTAACAGTATACGATCAGTACTTTTTTGCAACATATTTTCTACATAGTCTTGTACACTCACGAAACCTGATTCCTCTGGTATCTTAAGGTTATTACTCTCGAATATACGTTGGTCTTTTTGTACTACATCGGTGTATTCTGCAAAAGAGATTACATTACCTCCGCCGTCTGTTATAAATGCCATATCAATTTACTCCTCAATTAAGATGCGTCTGGTAATAGATTACTTCTATATAGAGTACATCCTGCTAATACTGATGCAAATGCGTTTCTCAATGCATTATTACCGATATCACTTAGTGCTCCGATTGTTGCTCCACCAACTCCAGAAATTTGTTTATTAATAGAGAGCTCCAGCCCTGCATCAATAATACCAACGTAATTTCCGTCTGCGCCAACTGGTGCATTAACTGAACGTAAATGTGCAACACTTTGTGCTACTGCTTGTACGTTTGCTTCTGCTTCTGTTCCGCCTAATACTGCTGATTTAATTGTTCTACCAAATCTGCTGTCTAGTACTGTAAAGCCATTTCTAGTTGTTGCTCTGAACTCATGTAGGTCAAGGTTAGGGTTAAACCAAGTGTTGACTGTTGGAGTACGAGATGAGCCGAATGCCATTGCGTCTGGTGACATAATGAATGATTGTGTAAAGTCTGCGTTAGCACCTGTTACACCATCGTTGTTTGTAAAAGATGTTTTCATCAAGGCTGTACCAGCACTATCTGTACCTGTTGCTAAAACACCTGACAGTCTGTCTAGTGTTGAACCAACTACGTTATCAAATAATCCATCTTCTACTGCTTCTTGTGTTATGTCTGAAGCAGAACCTCTTTTAGCAAATACGATATTTGCCGCTGTTGGTGTTAAATTACTGTTTGAAGCCGCTAATATACTAGCACCTTCTGCCACAGTAGCCGCACCTGTAGGAAGGTTAGCAACTGGAATTCTAATTTGTCCACCGCCTTGTCCTTCTACGTTTAATTGCATTCTGATGATAGCAGAGTTCTGTAGTAACGTTTTGTCAAGATAGTAAGGTACTAGATCTTGAACGATGTCTGCATACATTTGAGCAATTGTATCTGAACCTGTTGAATAGGCCATAATATTTCTCCTGTAGATACTTAAATTATTTTAAGTATTTTTGTTTTATCGTCTGAATTAGATAAATCTAATTCGGTTATCCTGCCTTATCTTTGCATTTCCTTTTTAACCATTGCGTCGGTTATACTGGATTTTGCTAAACCAGGCTGATTGTGACGTATTCTCATATACGCCGATCTGTATTCAGTATCAGTGTTTACTTTATCAGTGCTATATGCTTTAGGACCTTGTCCTGAATCAGTTAACCCTGTTTCACCGTACTGTACGTCAACACCTTTTTTACCAAAAGATAGACCTAATTTATCCTTACCTACAAGTTCAATTGCTTTAGCATAGTCTGGTGTTTCTCCATCTGTTGTTAAGAAGTCGTTTCCGTTTCTTATAGCAAATGTATCACCTTCTACTGCTAACATACCATCTGCTTTCATTAATTTGATTACAGATTCTTTCTGTTGTGCTGACCAGTTACCTGGCATAGCATTTTGCAATTGACCCATATGGTCTTTCAACATCAAGTCAGTCTTAAGACTGTTTACTTGTGATTTAAGTTCCTCTACTGTGGCTTCACGCTTCTTCACTGCATCACGCAATGAATCTACATTAAGACTGTTTCCTTCTTCAGGATTTACCTCTTGAAGGGTAGAAACAACTTGTTTCACTTGGTCTATGCTGTCTACATTTAGTTCATTAAGAATATTCTTTTGAACCTCGTTTTTAGCATTAGCGGATATTTTATTTACATCATCTCTGCTGTATTGTCTTATGCCATTAACATAAGTCTTTCCGTCTCGGACCTCAACACTGGGTGTTGTGTTATTATCAGATTTAGTCTCAGTTGCAACTGATTGCTCAGTAGCGACAGGATTTGCAGAATCTGTTACTGGTTCAACTATTTCGGGCTGAACTGCCGTGTCATTTGATGCTTCCATCATTATCTCCTTTAATCGTAGAAGTAAACGTATTTTCGTTTACGGGGTTACCCCCTACCTTGCCTTTTTACAGGCTATTATTAGTATAAGTTGAATCTACCAATTGTTTTAATCTGGTCTTCAACTTATCTTGTAAATCTTTCTTAAATTCTGGTGCTTCTGTCATATCAACACCTGTACTCATTTCTAATCTTAATTCATACTCTTCATGTGTAGCAAAAGGCATATATGTCACCAGTCCATCTTCTCTGGTATGACTGTGAGTGCCTGTGCCTCCTAATCTGTTTGCTTCAGCCTCTGCTTCTGCTTCTGTTTCATAGTCTCTAATTGTGTATTCTTCTTCATCAAATACTTCTGAGTATCTTTCATATACATTTAATAATGTATCTATTTCTTTAATTTCGTGTTCCAATCCTTTCTGATTGTATAATCTGTTATAACTTACTGCAAAATCCTCTGGCATTGTTTGTCCCATCCAGGCGAACCAGATATTCCATAAGTTATATTCTGCATTTTCCAGGCTTGTTGCTTTTTTACGGATAAATGCTTCTAATTTGCTGTCGTACATCTCTATTTGCGCACCACTTCTACTTGCTTTGATTAGGTCTTCTGATCTGATCATTGCAACCTGGTTCATCTTATCAATTTGCTGATCCATTATGGTTCTTATTTCTGACAGACTGCTTAAATCTGGTGTTGCAAATTCATATGTATAATTGGGTTGCCCGTCGAGACTGCTACCCACTATTACTAGTGATCCAGGCTCTGCACCCACGCTTGATCCATTTCGATTAAACGTTTCTTCATCAACTACGTTTACACCATGTAGGCCATATGACACGGCACTATATTGCTCTCCAGCGAGACTGTAAACACTACGTTGTATCTGTGCGATATCAAAGATGGGCGTATGCCCTATGCCTTGTACTATAGGCGTGCTCTGATACACGGGTCTTACGATTGAGGCCGTACCTAACTCATTAGGTTGGCGTATTCTGTGATATCCATCATAATCATCGTCTCCTTCTATATATTCAGCACCTTCTGGTACCATTATATCTTCGTCCGGGTCTACTGCGACAAATATGGTGTCTATGTAATCGTCTGTTATTACTTGATAAATTTCTGCGTTATAATCTTCTGCTATGCGTATTACGATCTTATCTAGTACAAGATCTCCGCTTGTGGTGTACTTGTAACTCCAGTTAGTTACATCTGTTGGTTTATGCATTCTCCATTTAGGATACTGGCTGTCTGTGGGCTTGATGCAACTTACCCATACAACTCCCATTGCACTGGTAAATGTGTCTACCTGACTCATAAATTCGTTTAGACTGTTCTGATCCCCATCTGCATTGTTAAGGAATGCGTTTACTTCTGGCGTATCTGGTAGTGTTCTTTGTGGTGGCACTCTGAATAGCATTGCATTGTATTCTGATATGTATAATCTGGTGTACGGGAATACAGGAACATTTGCTAACTTTTCCTGATAATAGTTACTTAAATCCACACCGCTATTTGCTTCTTGTGGCGTGTTTACATTACGAGCTACTGCTTTTCTGATGCCTATAGTGTTACCTTCACTATCTATATCATATGTATTAATTGTTTCAGCACCAGTACTATAATCACTAGCATATGCTTTTAGATATTTACCATCGCGATATGTTTGTCCGCCATAATAACTACGAACTGCTAACTGCCAGTCATCATAATATTTTGTGTATAGAGGATTTCTGCTAGTTATAAATTCGTGATAATTTTGTTTAGCCAATTGTTATCTCCAGTCGCTATGTTGCCCATATGGTATTACTATTTATCCTTTTTAGCCATTTAGGCCACTTTTGTTGACAATCATTAAAGCATATTATAACTAATACTGGCTTGTCCTAACTTGCCTATTACCGAACGTAATAGTAAAATACCCGCACTATGTGGGTATTTTTTTGACCAAAAAAAAGCCAGATCGTTTGACTTATCTGGCTTGGGAAAGACATTTATAATGTAAAGACCCATCTTTACTATCGACGACGGTTAATGGACACACTATCCTTTATGTCGTCTATATTATAATGTACCGATATTTATCGGTTGCCTGTGTGCTGGAATTAAGGTAATGGCAATCACCTCTTTTAGACGCACACAGGACTTACAACTTTATAATTTAATTGTTTCTGTACTATCTGCAACTAAATCAGGATTACTTTCAAAAGGCATATCGTCAACATATGTTGTTTTATTACTATAGTCTATACCATCTAAATGTATACCTGCTCTAGCAAGTAATTGTATCATTTTAGGTTCATCATATATTGTGTGTTTATACCCCATACTCTGAGCAATTCTCCTTGCTCCTTCTGGTGTTTTACTATTGTACTTATGTTTTGCTTTCATTTTGTTCCTTGTTATTTAAAATACTTAATAATAATTGTGTTCTGGTTATATCATTAGGCATTTTACTTAATGCTAATAAATTATTAGTACTTAATAATCCTTGATCAATATAACTATCTACTATTTCAGAACGTAACTTCCAAGCATCAACATTCTGTTGTGGTGTAAAGCCCGGGTATTCAGGTATATTATATTTTGCTTTCATATTCTTCCTGTGTTATTGATTCTATTTCTCTTATACCATACTTGTTAATGTAATTTAGTACTGCTAAATCCATGTATTCTTTACTGGGTGCTACAATGTAACTATAACCGTATGTGACTGGTTCATCTGCTACTGCTATACCTGTTTTGAAGAAGCCCATATGACTACCTTGTGGTATATCTCCATATCTATTATTTGTCTGTACTGTTTCCTGTTTTGTTTTTGCCATTTTTTACTTCCTTGTTTCTGGTGTTTATGTTAGGTCTGCTTTTACCAAATATTGTTTCCCAATTATCTGAATATTTGCTGTCGTCCTGACTACTGCGTCTGCCACTGCCCTTGCCGCCGTGCCAATTACTCTTCTTCATCATTAACTACCTTGCCATTTACTCTGACTTTAAATTTAGGTTTAGGTTTATCCTTATTCCAGGTTATTTTATCATAGTTATCTTTATATTGCTGGTCGTTTACACCTGAATTAATCTCACTATAGCTCATACCGTCCTTGATACTTCTGATCTTTTTAAGTTCTGGGGACTTATCTATAGCCTTAATTGCTTGTTTTACCAATTTCTGATCCATATGTTGTGTAGACTTTCTTGTAAATTCGTCCATACTTAATCCCTCTTACGGATCTCGTTACCGAATCCTGCTAATAATGTTATAATTGTGAGCGGTAAGAACCATAGTGATATCATATCTGTCATATGTCCCCACATAAGGCTTAACCCTATCAGGCTCATTGTGTTTACGCCTATAGTTGTGTGCGTACTCTCTTTTGTCATATATTCTGGTAATTTCATATTTTCTCCTTGTTATATAATGTAATTTCTTCTTCTGATGCCATCATCATGATATCATCTACTTCTTTGTGTACTTCTGCCTGCATTATGCACGAACCTCTGTCCATACCTATAAATTCCAGTGTTCTGTTTGTGATAGGATATTCTACCACTATCTTGTATAATTTTTTAGGTGTATATTGTGTCATACTCTGACTTTGTCTGTCCCACACTTTATATGGTTGTTTAATCATTTTTTATCCTGGTTGCTACATAAATGTATTTTGTTTCTGCTGGACAATTCCACAGATATTCCTGTGCTAATTGTCTACAGTTATCTAAGTTGTGATCTATAAATGTTTTTAAGTATTCTTTGTCAGGTTCTATTACTTTTATTACATAGTGTACATTTGCCATTTTTAACTCCTATAATGTTCTACTTACTCTGCCATATGTTTGTTTTACATCTGGTCTAACTGGATAGTTAGCATATATCATATATCCTAGTGCATCATTAAAGTGACTGAAGTCTACTGCTCCATCCTTTTCTGGTTGTCTGGTACCTTCTTTATATGTATGCTTTCTCAAGCCATTAATAACTTTAGCACACTTTGGGTCTATTGTCAATCTAATATTATCCTGTTTGCATACACTATTTACACTTGCTATACGGTCTTTAACTGGCGGATTACGACTGCCACATACTAATTTAAAGCCAGCATTCTTTATTATAATGTGATCGCTCAATCCTCCGCTACTGGTTTGCCTTCTGGCGCCACTTGCATCTGGGTATGCTATAAAACGTTGGTCTGGGTATCTCTGGCGTATTTCGTTGCACATTTCCTGTGTGTCTGATCCGTATATCTCTATCTCATCGAATATATGTAAGCCAGCCATTGTTTTGTAGGCCAATACAGCACATATTGGTGAAACGTTAAAGTCCATTCCTACTTGTATAGGTGTACCCTGCTGTAATGGTACTGACTTTGTAATTAAGTTATGATCTCCAAAAGAATAGTAAATACTGCCGGCAAATTCCACCCAGCCAGCCTCAAATTCCTGTCTGTAGGTTCTTTCGTCTAGATCTCTTCTGGCTTGAGCTAATTCGTCTTCTGATACTTGTCCACCTTGTGCTGTGGTATACTGATAACTTATCCAGTCTTCTGATGTTTTGGCTGTGTTAAACAAATCAAATAGGAATCCTTTGCCCTTGGGTGTGCCTATGATCATTGCATGGCCTTCTCTATCGGATAATGTAGGACGTATTACGGCTTGCCAGGTTTCCTGTAGTCCGGGTATATCAGCGGCTTCATCTATAACCACATAGTCTAAACCTATACCACGTATACTGTCTTTGTTGTCAGCACTACGCATCATTATCATACTGCCATTTATTAATGTTATTTCCAAATTACTTTCATTAATTTTCTTAATCCAGTTACGTTCTCTCAGCATGGATTTACAGTCTTCCCAGGCTATTTGGCGGGCCATTCTGTATGTGGGGGCAACATACATACACTTTTTACCAGGATGTCTGGCATGTTTGGCTAATGAATTGATTGCAATGAAGGTTTTTGAGAAGCGACGTCCGGCAACTAAAACGACAAATCTGGTCTGATTATTTAAGATTTTGGATTGTATATCTGTTAACTTCATTCTTCTGTAAACCATTCTGTAGGCAATGGATTGTTCTGTAAATCTGTTTTGGCTTTCCAGGCTGTTATTCTGGCATTTGCTATATCCACATAGTCTGGATCCAGTTCGCATCCTGTGAAATTATAATCTAGTTCTATACATGCCATACCTGTACTACCTGATCCTGTAAATGGATCTAACACTTTACCACCTGCTGGTGTCACCAATTTAACCAGATACTTCATAAGTGCTACAGGCTTTACCGTAGGGTGGTTGTTTCCTGCACCTTTAGGCTTGTTTATATAACTGCTACCTGTTTCATTACTTTCACCATTTTCATAGAATCCTGTTAACATACCATCAGGATTTGTGGGTATATGAGCAAGAGGATTCTTTTCCTGATGCTCTCTAATTTTATTCATTAACCTGTGGCTGTTTGTGCCTATGCTAGGATCCCATAGTGGATGTTTTTTCATCTCTTCTGGATTGTTAAATGGTTCTGGTTCTGGTGCTTCGAATCCTATATGTCTCTCTGCACGGCTTACTTTAGGACAATAGAAGAACTTCTGATAGTCTGTAACTTCTCCTAACACATTTGATGGGAACCTGCCTACATTAGGATTATCTTTAACTATAGATATATTATTTTTTTCATAATTTCCTTCGTCATTCATTTGTTGTGCTTTATGGTATGTATTTGAAGCACCCATTATAACTGTAACTTCTTTACCTACCCTAGTAGCATCTATGTTTAAGGCTCCTACACCGTGTGTTAACACATTGTCTACACAACTGCCCCGAAATGGCTTACGGGCCATTACTATGGGTTCGTGTGCTGGTTTAAGTGCTGTTTTCCAACCTGCCCATTCGTTTTCACAGGGTATTTCTTTTTGCGGACATTCTGCTTTCTCGCATTTTTGCCAGTTAGTGCCATTACCAGTTAAATTACACACAGGACAATGGGTTTTAGGATGCACACTATAATCTGGTCTGCTGTCCTTTATATTATGTTTTTGTCTTTTTCCTTCTCTGCGTTCTATAGCCTTGCCCACATCCTGTGCTTTGGGAAATCCTGATGCATACAACCACATCAATTGATCTCTGATCTCGAATCCTACACCTTCTATGTTTGTGGCTAGGTTGTGATATGTTCTTGCGGCGCTAAATGCCAGTATATGTCCGCCTGGCTTTAATACTCTGTAGCACTCTGCCCAGGTCTCTACTGCACCAGTGTTACTATCCCAGTCTTTTTGTAGAAAGTCTATGCCATATGGTGGATCTGTGACGATGCTGTCAAAATGATTGTCTGGATATCCCTTAAGGATATCTATATTGTTTCCCTGTATAACTTTATTCTGCATATCTTTACCCCTAAAAGTGACTGGGCACCGGGGTAATGGTGCCCTGTCTTAATAGAATAATCTGCTGATTGAACATGTTTGGCAACTATCATTAGAACGGCATATTGCTATGCGTTTTAGGATTCACCAGATTCTTCTAACCATGGGAGGACTTTGTCCTCAGTAGTATTTATCGGTTGATCCATCTGACCCAGGATATTCTTGCCTAACCATATAAGCAATGTCCTGTCACCGTTGAGGGCCAACTTTAATTGTGCGGCTCTGAGTCTCTGTTTCGTTTCCAGACGACCCTTTGTGATTATATCGCGGAAGTTGTCCGTGAAGGTACTTAATGGCACGTCAAAGAACTCGGACATTTCTTTTGATGTGCAATGTAATTTACTTAGTTCTAATACCTGTTCTTCTGGTATTACGGTTTTAGCTCTGCCAATCATACGTCCTCTGACTGTTTTCTCGCCGTATTTTATATTGGTAACTTTGTATGGTGTTTTTTGTGCTTTATCTTCAGTTGACATTGGCATCTCCTGTATAGTCAGTATCGTCGCTACTGTTTGCGTATATCTATTTATCCTTTTTGGTAAATCCAGAGGTCTTCATAGTTACCTGCTCTTTGTTTATGTGCCTGTCTGCTACTAGACAGCCCACTCCATCTGACTTTCATATGCTTATTGTATTCTAAATGCTTATCTGCTATCTGTTTCATGTCCTGACTTATAGTGGTATCCTGCTTGTTGTGATTTCTGTAATTGCTTATTATAAAGCCTAATTTTGCGCCTGGTTTCATGACATTCACACATAATTTAACTGTTTCTTCCCAATATCCTGATAACCAATCTGCATACTCAGGAAATGTTTCTGTACTTTGTTCTGAACCTGGATATAGTTCTAAATCAAAATAAGGAGGACAAAACAATACTGCATCTACACTATTCTGGTATTTTTGTATAAAATTATGCCTGGCATCTAATTGTTCACTGGGGCACAGATAGTAGTCTACTGTTTTATTAGGTGTAAAGTATGTGTTGTAAGTGTTGTTTTTATGGTATTTACTGTATAATTTATGTAATTGTTCTGCATTATCTACTACTCCTGGTATAACATCTGTTGCTATATGATGATTGAATTCACTATTATAAAAGCCTAACTGATATGCGTTCCAGCCCATACAGGGACTAAACAATACATCTCCTGTAAATTCTGTATCTAATATGCTCTTGAATGTGTATGGATTAAAGATACTAGCCTTGTTGGCTCCTATCCAGAAGTCTAACCAAAATTGCCCATAATCTGCTTCTGTGTTTATTATATGATCAAAGAAAGCAGGCCCTACCAGACTGTTTCTGATGTGGAACTGTTCATACATAACCTTTATGAGTCCAAACACATACTGACTATCATTACTGTATAACTTTTTAGTATTATAAAAGTCATCAAAATTTATATTTTTACATACTCTACCATACTTACTGTTAGTCATACCCATAAATGTATCACCTGTTAAACAATTACCTGCAGGTAAGTCAAAATAGTAATCTATTGGTTGTTTTAGTTCAGCATATCTGGTATAGAATTCTGTGAGACTTGCTTCTGCATCTGTAACTAATATCTGATACATTTTTTCACAATATTGCTCTAGTAGTTCTGCTCTGTTGTCTGTGCGAGATACCCTGGCTATAAAATCGTCTATATTGCTTTTAGTACTAAATGTTCCTGAAGTATCTGATATATCCAGTATGCTTATCTGTTTGCGAAATGTTTTGTAATCTACCGATTGTAACTGTATGCTGTTTAATAAATCTGCAAATGTATGTAGCATTATGGGTTTATTCCTTTTTGCGTCTTTTGGCTTGGCCATAAGGTGCTGTAAAGCGATTCATTACTTTCCAGCCTAATGTTGTTTTCTGATACTTCTTTACCTTTCTGGGTACTGGATATAGTGTATCTTCATGTATAATATATCCGGCCTGATCCATAACAGTCATATCGTGTATTTTAATCAGAACATTGTATTGCTTAACTGATATCTTGTCACTATTTAGAACATCATATACCCATCTAAATATATGATCGGCTGTTCTCTTCTGACTTAGTAATGTATTTCTTTGCTCAGGTGTTACTTCCATGTATCTATTTAATGTTCTTCTAGCAAATGCTTCGCATTTACCGATTCCTCAGTCCTTAGCGGACTTCGGAAAACATTTTATAAACAAGATTATTTTAACTTGATGTAGATTGTTTCGGTCAGACGGAACCTATTTTAAGATTCCATCCTCTTGATGTGAGTTGTCACAGCCTAGATCGGAGTAGGTATTTTACACTATTGACAATGGATCTTGCTACTATCTCCAACCTACAGCGGTATGCTATTGCATTGAGTATTTCGTTACCTTGTATATACTCTGTTTATGTCAGTGCGGTTTGTGTATAACTGTACACTATACTAATACTTAACCTCTTGTTAAACCGCTGTCATCGGGTGCGGTGGAGGTGTCTTAGTGTTTACGGGTGCTGTCGCTTTTCGCTAGGCATTTAACCGGTCGGTTATGTAGTAATAATATAAAGGCTGACAAACCTATGCGTTATATATTATTCCTGTAGGGTTCTGTGTTTTTGCCATGATGTAGTTGCCATAAGTTGAGCAGACATATATTATCGTTTGGAGACCATAATAGTTATGCTACTTGTTGCCTGCTCAATTATATTTATCAATACCTTCTAAAACGTATTGGTTTGATTGGTTCATTGGCTGTGTTTGTTTTGTAATTAAAGCCATTCTCAAACAATTTAGGGTTTACTGAACTCCAGTCACTGTTAAATGCTGGTACTATAGTGTTATTCCAGATGTTTTCCAAATGCTTTATTTGGCTTTTACTGAAGTCCTGTGTTTTGCCTGTTCTGTAGTAGTTACTAACAATGCCTCCTATATAGCTCATTATACTATTAGGTGCCTTCCTTTTGTCAGTCATATTGTGATTAAATTCGCCGCTCAGTGGCAAGTTGCCATCTGGATTGTACACATATGATGTTATATCAGGAAATGCCTGGTCCATTTGTTGTATCTCAGCACAGAACCTTTGTAATCCTTCTATAATGAAGTCAGTTGTTTCTGCGTGAGTGTATATATACTTACTTGCTTTGCTGTTGTTAAGTGTTTTTTCTCTAAAAGGTATTTGTATAAATTTGCCCTGATCCTCGTGTAAAGGTATATCCTGATATGATACGCTCATAGTCCAGCCCTCTCAGTATGGGGATAATCCGGATGATTTTCATGCAACCAGAACTTGCTGTTTGCATATTTAGATAATTCTGTCCAGTGTAAGTCTTCTTCATGTATTTGTTTTACATATAGATCATATCCACCTTTTTTATTCTTTACTACACTATGCCATTCTATGCCACCTATCTTTTTAACATATTTGTCAAACATAATAGTATATTCATATACTGCATCCATTCTTTTTTCACGCAGGTCTGAACATTCTGGAAATAATATTTTTGTATAACCCATTGTTTTATTTCTGCTAGGATGTTCTAATATACCGTTGTGGCAGTTCTTGTTTTTACAGTCTATACCATTGCATCTGACACTTTCTCCTGCATCATTTTCCACCATATGATATCTGACATGGTATGGATCGCCGTATCTCTTAAATCTAGCCATAATTGTTACTGGATGTACACCTAACTCGTGTGCTAATTCTACTTGTGTTTTATGAAATAATCTTTCTAATTCTGTAGGCTTTGCCTTTCTCTGCCATACTGTTCCGTACTTCATATGGCGCATATTTAAGGCTGTGCTACTAACACCTTCTTCTATTGCTAAGTCTTCACTAGTAATGCCATACTTAGTGTAAAATCCATCACGTTTAGCATGTGTTTCTAAGGATTGTTGTCCGTAAACATAATTACGTTTTGTGTCTTTTGGATCTCTGTGTCTGTATTCTTTATATTTTCCAGAACCTATATCCCATCTAGATTTGTATTGTCCCATAATAGTCTCCTTTTATAATGTGTGCAATATTATTTATCTTATTCATTAAAATAAGGGCAGGAAACAGGTAAATACCTGTATATAAAGTGTTTTTTAACTTAGTTGGCTGTTAACCCATCTGAGGCCTGCTGTAGACCCCCATAGCATATATGCCTGAATGGCTTTGCTGTTGGTTGCGTTTAGACCTGCTCTCTTAGCCTGTCTGTAGTTCTCTCTTGCACGGAGTAAGTAACTACGCATTCGGAGTAGTGTTTGTTCTGATAAGTTCTCGCCTGATGCTAATTGATTTGCACGAGCTAGTCCTACTAGGGTGCCTGCCTGACGACTTTTAGGTAATGTTTCTCGTATTTCAAGTGCCTCTCTGGCTACTTTTCTTACATTTGCTGGTGCTACAGGCATTATAACATCATTCCTGCTACTGTGGCACCTAATGTGCTAATAGTGAGTAACACAAGACCCCATATACGATTGTCTAGGCGATCTAATCTGCTTTCAAAATATTTTCTGTTGTCTTTGACATCGTCTTCGAGAATACCCATGGACTTCTCTATGTGTGCCAAGTGATTGTTTTTGATCTGCTCAATCTCACTATGGAGTTCTTGTGTTGTTATTCGTTTAGCCATTTTAGGCATCTACTCCTATTACTGAACATCTTCTTTCATATTCCTCTCTGGAGATAATGCCATTATCGTAT